ATTATTATTATTATCAGTATCATTATAAGAATCAAATGTATTATAATGTCTCATCATTTTAATTTTATTATATTTACATTATAATAAAATTTTATTTACTATTTTTATTTTTTTTAGTACCACTATTTTTATTTTTACTATTTTTTCTAGTAATTTTCTTTTTATTTTGCTTTACATCATTATCTTGATTTCTCATTAAACCTAATAGTTTATCATGTAAATCTTCATCTATTACATCATCTTCGTCACTATTATTTTCATATGATTTATAATCATGTTTACTGCCGCCAGTTTGAAAATTATTATGATAAACATAAGCGGGAATAGCTAATCCTCCAAAAATATCAGATACTTTTCCATTTGTACCGCCATTTTGAATATTATTTAATGTCATTATTGGAGAAATACCTGATTTCATCATTATGGATTGTATATTGAATCCTCCTCCATAAATTCCATCACTATTATTAAAAACTAAATCACTAGCACCTATATAGCTCATATAAATTAGTTATATAATAATTAACTATTAGAAAACCGCTTTATTTCTGGAACAATTTTAATTGTTCTTTTTTGTTTTAAATGTTCCATAATTAAATTAACTTGGGATTCATTTTTAATAACTTCTCCTAAAGTCCTTTCTAAATATTTAAAAGTCAATGGTTCTGGAATTTTTGAATTTGTAAATTTTAATCGTCCATCGCTTATTTTAACAGTTGCATTGGAGAGATTATTTTCAGAAGCATAAGTTGTAATATTATTCTCTAAATTATTACGTTTATCACGTAATTCCTTTACTTTTTCATTTAATTGTTTAAGTTGATTATCAAGTGAAACCCATTGTTGAATTTGATTTTCAAAACTCATTTTCTTATAAAAATATAAAATAAAATATAAATAATAAAAAAACTTACTTATATTTTACAATTTAACACCCTTAAAGATTTATAATTAAAATTAATGACGGCGTCTGCGTGTTTTTCTACCCCCACGATGCTTTTTTCTGTATGTTTGTTGCATACCTAAAAGACCAAATGGGACAATCGCTTGATTAATTATTTCACCTAAAAATCCGCCACGCTTTCTGCGGCTTTTTCTACCCCCAGTCATTTGACCTTGAACACCTCGGTAATTTGCTGGACCATCTCCCATAAATGTTCTATCAAATTGGCCTTCAACAGTAGGTCCATTTACTGCTACACCATAACCTGCTCCTGAACTATATGATGAAGGATTTGGTGCTCCAGCGCCTCCTCTATGTCTGCGACTATGCCTTTTACGTGCCATATATAGATTATTAAGAATAAAATTTATTATATTAATTAAATTAAACGCTAGGTATTTACCTAAAATAACTAAAATAATATTAATCGATTATACAATTTAAAAAATTTTAGGCATTATTTGTTTGTTACGCAATAAAATAATAAGTATAATAAGTATTGCTAAAATCATAACAAATATTAAGAATACAAGTGTAACAGTTATATAAATATAAGGATTAATCTCGTATAATATAAAATCTATTAATGGTTTTAACATAGTTTTAAATTCATTTTTTACATCATCTCTCTTTAATATATCTAAACATTGCTGAACTAATGAATCTTTCATATTTGTCATATTTAATATACACAAAAATTTAATTTGAATTATGCGTGTTAATATATTTTAATTTTTCTATATTTTGAATAAGTAATGGAAAATATTATTGAACCAAATGAGTCATTTAATTTCAATCAGTTAACTTTAGCACATCCATCTGGTATACAAGGTGGTGCTTATTTTACAAAAATTGAGTATTATAAAAAGCCATTATATATTCAAACAACAAAGAGTCTAACTAGACAAGGGTTTGTAAAAACAGGTAAGAAATATTATTGTGATTTGATGTTTGATAAAAATTCAGAAACATTACTAAATTGGTTTGAAAATTTAGAAGAAAGATGTCAAAATTTGCTTTATGAAAAAAGATATGATTGGTTTCAAAATAGTTTAGAAAAAAATGACATTGAAACTGCTTTTAATTCATTAATTCGTATTTATAAATCAGGTAAGTATTATTTAATAAGAACAAATATTAAAAATACACGAACAGATGAGCCCGCAGTCAACATTTATAATGAGAATGAAGTTACTTTAAACATGTCTCATATAACAAACGAAACAAATATTATTTCTATTTTAGAAATACAAGGTATAAAATTTACATCTAGGAACTTTCAAATTGAAATAGAATTAAAACAAGTAATGGTAATAAATGATGAACCTATTTTTAAAAATTGTCTAATTAAAACAGTAAAAAATAAGGATGGAAATGTTAAAAAATCAGATTCTTTAGAAGAAACAAATGTACAGTTTTTACAGGATTCTCAAGTAGTTCCTCTTGCTGCTTCATCAACAGAAAATCCCCTAGATACTTTAGATAATTTAGATAATTTAGATAATTTAGATGATAAAATTAATGATTTAGACAATAATGATTTAGATAATGATTTAGACAATAATGATTTAGGTAATAATGTTTTAGGTAATAATGATTTAGATTTAGATAGTATATCAGAATTAGACCCCAATACTATAAATAATACAAATAACAATAGTAAAACTACAGGCTTAGGTTTAGAGATAAATTTTGAAGAGTTAGAAAATATACCTGAAGAAAATCCAAATGAACTAAGTGAATTTAATATAGATATTGATTTAGAAAATAATTTAGAAAGTATTCAATTAAAAAAACCAAACCAAGTATACTTTGAATTATATAAAGAAGCTAGAAATAAAGCAAAATTAGCAAAAAGAAATGCTATCTTAGCTTATTTAGAAGCAAAGAATATTAAGAAAACATATATGATAGAAAATATTAATGATAGTGATAGTGATTTTGATGCCGAAATTGAGGAAGCTTCAGAAAGTGAATTGGATGATTTATAAATTTTAGGATAATAATAAACCTTTAGAGTAATTTTAGACAAAATATGTGATTCAGTTATTTAAAAGTAAAATATAATTAATACTATTCTTAAAATTATTTTATCATTAATTTTATATAATGAGTATCTCCTTTAAGAAACTTTGGAACGATTATGGAATAGGTGCTATTTTAGTTTTATTAATTCTTGCCTATGGCGTTAGTTTATTTGCAAACTATTTGACAAATAAGGGAATGCCTGGTTACGAAACAAATCAAAACATGCAAAAACAGTACAAAAATACAAATGCTCAGGCTTCTGCTGGTGTTCGCCCTTCTGACCCCAATGGTAATGAGGTTTTTGCCTCTGCTAGTGGTGTCCAAACCAGCATGCCTGGAATCCCATCATCTTGCTCTCAACCCAACATCCAAAACCCTGCCGAACTTTTACCCAAGGATAGCAACTCCCAGTGGGCTCAACTAAACCCCTCTGGTAAGGGCGAACTTGCCAATGTTAACTTGCTAAAAGCTGGTTACCATATTGGTATTGATACTATCGGACAAACTTTGAGAAACGCGAATCTTCAAATCCGTTCTGAACCTCCTAACCCTCAATTGTCTGTGGGACCCTGGAATAATTCAACAATTGAGCCTGATTTTATGAGGCCGCCGTTGGAAATTGGCTCTGGTGTTCAATAAATTTTTAGAAAAAAATAAAATTTATGGTGTCGTCAGTCTCAATTAACTAATATCAAAATTTTTATATTCATTATTTTTACACATATAAATATTTTGAACTCTATTACAATTTATATTTTTTTCTATATTTTCACATAATTCAGTTAACCAATCATATTTATCTTTAAATACATCTTCTTGTAATATTCTTATAACTGAAAATCCATTTTCATTAGCACATTTCATCTTATATAAATCCCTCTTTTTATTATGTTCTGGTGGTTTCCATTTCGCTACTTGTTTCCAGTGTTGTTCGCCATCTACCTCAATAATAATTTTTCTCTCTTCAATAACAAAATCAAAGGGTAAATGTTTTTTATCTTTACACCAATCAACTTTATATTGTCTTTGTAACAAAGAATAGTTTTCTTTTAATTTATCATAAACAATATCTTCTGTTTTATATCTACATTTAGGACACCACGAACCATCTGTAATATGAGATAATTTACTCTTAAATTCATTTCCACATTTATCACAATCAAATATAAATATTTCAGATGTGCTTTTGAAAACCTCAATAGGTTTCTTTTTATTTTTTATTGACCAATTCTTACTTTTCTCTATAGAAGCAAATGATTTATTATAACAAGTTTGACAATTCTTATCTTTTTTACACATTATTAAATTATGACAATAGTTACAACTATTTCCTCTATTTATATGTGACAATTTTTGTTTAAATACATGTTTACATATAGGACAATTAAATAAATATTCTTTATGTGAATTTTTAAAAAGTTCAAAGGGTTCTTCATAATTCAAATCAGACCAATTTTTTGAATATTCTACAGAAGCAAAACATTTATCAAAACATATTTTACAATTTTTATTTGGGTCACATAATTTTTTATTACAACAATATGGACACCATCTATTTAATAAATTTATATTTTTTAGACAGCTCTCAAATGTATGCCCACATTCGCAATCAAACCAGAATTTCTTGTGCGAGTTCAAGGCTACTTCATTAGGCTTTACAAAATTTCTATCAGACCAAAATTTAGATTTAGGATGTTGTGAAAACATTATGAAATAAATATATACCATAATTTTAATTCAATTTAAATAATAATTTAAAATCAATATATTATTATTTAATTATAAATGAGGTTTCTATCCTTTTTTACTTTACTTGGTTTTCTCTCTTCAACCAATTCAGACAATATGTTTTTAAACAAACCAGCTCCTCAATCCGACATGAAAGACCTACTTAATTTAACAACAGGTGGACCTTATACTTATTCTCAATCAGGACATCATTTTTACGGCACTGGATATGATGGCACATATATTGATACTTATGGTTGTTGCTCAGGGCAATCTGGTTCTTGTCGCAATAATCCATCTTGTCAGTGCCAAATAGCTGTAGGACCATTGCCTCAAGGAACCTATAGTTTAGGGAATATGTTTACCTTTAAAGGGATGCCATATTGCTACGAATTATATCCTTCATCATCCAATAATATGTGTGGTCGTTCTGGATTTTTAATTCATGGTGGCGGTTGCTCTGGTAATCCATCTGAAGGTTGTATTGTGATAGAAGACCAAAATATTCGTTATAAAATTAAAAGCGGGGCTTCATTAAAAGTTATCGCTTAAATATTTAATGTTTTTGTTTTTTTGTTTTGTTTTTATTTTTTCTTTTTCTTTTAGAGCCACCGGCTTGTGTACCAGGATATTTTGAATCCCAATAATCACCAATTATACCTTTTCTGTAATTGCTTACATTGCTATTTGCACTTCTTGGTTCTTTTATTGAACTGGTATCATCAGATGAACTATACATTGTATATCCAATAGCACCAGCAAAAACAGCACCACCTACAATATAATATATTATATCGTTTTTCATATATATATGTATATAATTTAAAAAATTTATTTTGATTTTTATAAAAGTAAATATATATGGAAAAACATGGTATATTTTTTTATATATTTATAGTTATAATACTATTTTTTTGCTTAAGAATATATTATGAATCAGACGCCTTTAATTTAAAATGTATTATTGCTTCGAAAGATGGTAATAAATATTGTGTTCGTGAAAGAGAGAAATTAGAGCTAGCGGCAAATTTGTTGGCAAGTGTCACACAAAAAATGAAGGATATGGTACTATATATGAAAGAAAAACATCCTGAAGATTCTCGCACTATTCGTCTTGTAGAAGGGTTTAATCCAAAAAAGGTAAGTGAAACTTTGCCTACTAGTGAATTAACTGCGTATAGTGAAAATAAAGGGGAAAAATTGGCATTTTGTTTGAATACAACAAAAGAAGGTAATAAATTAATTGATATAAATACATTGACATTCGTGGCTTTACATGAATTATCACATATTATGACTGAATCCATTGGACATAAACAAGAATTTTGGCAAAACTTCAAGTTTTTATTAGAAAATGCAAAGGCTGCAGGTATATATGAACCTGTTGATTATAAAAAACAACCAAAGGAATATTGTGGTATGAAAATTAATGACAATCCTTATTATGATTTAGTTTAAGAATATAAAATAACAAAATTGTATATTTTTTATATCTATTTATATTATAATATGGTAAACAAGTTTAGCGATTTATTTATTGTAGTAGCAATAATAATATTAATTTTATTGCTTTTTAAGGGTTTTGGATATTTATTATACATTTCTATTTATCAGTTTGGATTTTATGATGATAATAATTTTGTAGAGGATTTTTATAAGGTTCTTGATAAATATCTCATATATGGTTCGGACATTTTAGATACCATACTTTTATTTATAGGTTGTTATTTTTTATTCATAAGAAAAAACAATAATATTTTAACATCAATTTTTGCTTTTATGTTAATCTTAAAATTTATATTTCATTTTTTACTTTTAAATAGGGTTGAAGTATATTTTGGTTATGAACATAATCTAAGTAAAGAAACAACTGAAAAATTATTTAAAATAAAAGCTGTAAATAGCTTTATAACAAATATAGGTTCATTTATTGGGGCAATTTATATATTAAAAATAATATTCTTTAAATAAAATATTCAATCATATAATAATAATATTATATAATGGAGAGTGGTTTTACAATGTTAATACATTCAGCTATTATTACTACAATATTATATGTTATAATGAAGTTTATTTTAAAACAATCTGAAATAATATCACAAAATAGGAGTCTATTAATAGGGTCTTTAGCATTAATATATATGATTTTATTTGGTCATGGTTTACCAACACATATAAATAAAAATATATAAAATATACATCTTGTATTTTAATTTAATAACTTTGTTAATAATTAAATTAAAAATAATACTATCGTTATATATATTATGTCAAAGTTAGATTACAATCCTATATATAAAGTAAATTATTTAGTAAATGGTTCTATTGATACAATATTTATATTTTTTGGAAATAAAAATGAGTGTAAAGAAAACGATGAAGAATTTTTAAAAACAATTTTTACAGACATTGAAATTGACGAAATACATTCAAAAAAAATTAATATTAAATGTTCCGAACAACAAATACATAAAGATGATTCAATTAGCACTATTAAAATTAAAATACTTCATGAATTAAATAAATTAAAGAAAAAAACCTCATTGGATGAAATTTACTTATTTTGTAAAAAAAATGAAACACTTAATACAGTTTCTCTCTATCAATCATTAACTCAAAATAAAAAGATTCCTCTTACAAGAGTTAGATTAGAACAATTTATATCAAATATTGTCAGCGATGAAACTGGTACAAAATTTGTAAGTCCTCCTGAAAAAGATATTTACACATATGATGATATTTTAGAAATGAAAATAGAAGGAAAAACATATATTATTAATAAAGTTTTAGGACAGAAATTTTTTATAGTTGAAAATGAATATCCATTTGTATGTAATCCTTATAATGTAACAAATTATGATTCATTTTTTGAAAGAAATGCTCGTAAATCATTATCTACACTTAACAGCCATTTACTTTTAAATAGTGGTGAAATTATTAATAACAATATTTTTTTGTGTTTAGCAGAGGATGTATTAGATTTTGTTACTAAAAATGATATTTCTGAGGAAAATACTATTAAAACATATTATCCTTTTTTGTATAACAAAAATATTGTTTCATTAGAAGAATTACAAGGTGAAAAAGAAAAATTAATAGAAAGTAATAAAAAAGTTATAAATGATAAAACAGAAGATTTATTCAAAACTATAGATATGTTTTATGATGTATATAAGTTAAATAAAAAAACAGAATTAAAATATGTAGATAAGGGTATAAAATATATAAAGATTGTAATCAAACCTGAATTTGATATAAATATTCCATTGGAAATTATATTTAAAATTATACATGCTACTGAAACAAATCCATTAATCAAATATAATCCATCAACTCGTCAAGAAAATATATATAGGCTTTATACAGATAAGATATCAACAGATGGAAGAAAAATTCCTTATCTAAAAAAGGCAACTATTTTTAAACTAATGAAAACTATTGCTAGGTCAAAATCTGTTTCTGTTTATATTGAAACAATAAAAGATGAAACAATTCAAATATTAGTTTGCGAGTTTGATGAAAATGGTTATATTACAGTTAGTAGTGAGTTTAATTCAATAGTAACTGAAGAAGACATTGACTTACTTTTAAGGGAATCAATTAATCCTATTATAACTGAAATTAAGAATTTATTGCAACAAAGTGGATATAATCTTAAACTATTTAATAGTCTATATGATAATAACATTGAAGTAAAACAATTAACATATGTTTCACAAATTAAGATTTCAAATCCGATTGACTTGGAAAAATATAAAGGTTGTATTTCTTCTGTATTTAATAATGAATCAAGTGATTTTAAATCAGGTATTCATTTAAGATTTAAACGAGTTTCTAATTTTAGTAAAGTCACAAGCCAAGAAGCATTTATTTTAGAAAAATCAGAAGA